GTAAACCTTACCGATAAGATTTATTACGCTGTAAGCCAAGCGGCAACCCTGTATTACGACCTATTTGGCTGGCAAATTAACTATTTTGCTAGTGAAAATATGCTTATTCTGTCTATTCCTACCAGCACGGGAATGGAACAATATGTCATGCACACCATTACAAAGTCTTGGGGCAGGTTTACTGGCATTCAAGGCTATTGCTGGGAAGTGTCAGGCGATGCCGATATGCACTTTGGCGGTGATGGCTATGTAGGTATTTTCTACGAAAGCTACTCAGACAATGGCGCAAACATTACCGCTACAGCCCAGCAAGCCTACAGCTATTTTGACAGCGCAGGGCAATTAAAGCGTTTTATGATGGTTAGACCTATTCTACAGTCTACTGGTGGCGTACCTAATGTGGTATGTGGTTTAAGCGTAGACTTTGACACTCAATCCCAGCTAGGGCAGGTGCAATTTAACCCAACTACCCTAAGTGACGGTGTTTGGGATGCGTCAAGATGGGATAACGCAAACTGGTCAGGCGGTTTAATTACTACTAAAATTTGGCAAGGCGTTACAGGTTTAGGCTTTGCAGGTTCTATTAACTTGAATGTGGCAAGCCGCAATATTGAACTGCATTGGGCTTCTACCGATTATGTAATGGAACGAGGGGGCGTACTGTAATTGCGTAGGGTTACTACTGAAAACCAAAAATACATGGGTGATTGGCTGGTTCGGATGATGAACCACCCAATGCCTATAGATACAGTATCAATCGGGCAAGAAATAGATGGAAATTTAGTAGCAGTAGTAGGGTTTAATGGTTTTATGCCTAAAGCGTGTCAAATGCACATTGCGGCAGTAGATGAAGTAAATTGGATGAGTAGGGATTTATTGTGGGCAGCTTTTGATTACCCCTTTAATAAACTAGGTGTTAGCGTTATACTAGGCCAAGTTTGTGCAGATAATGAATCTGCCTTAAAACTAAACCGACACCTTGGTTTTAAAGTGGTAGCTGAAATTGCTGATGCACACATGGATGGTGACTTAGTGATTATGGCTATGAGGCGTGAAGATTGTCGTTTTTTAGACATCAAATGCCCTTTAAGAACAGCAAGAGGAGAATGACATGGGTGGTGGTGGATTTTTAGGATTAGGGCCTGCGCCAAAAGCGCCCCCGCCCCCTGATTATGCAGGGGCGGCTAGTGCAACCGCAGCAGGTAACTTAGATGCCGCAAGGGCTGCTGCGGCTGCTAACCGTGTAAACCAAGTTACCCCATATGGAAACCTTAACTACGCAGTTACGGGTACAGACCCATACGGAAACCCTACTTGGACTGCTACTACAAGCCTTTCTGATGTAGGCCAACAACTTTTAAATAACCAAAACGCTGCTAGTTTGGGTTTAGGTTCTGCAATTACTTCCCAGTTAGGCCAAGTACAAGATGTAATGGGGCGCGGTTTTAACCCCAATACCCCAGCTATTCAATATGGCGGCCAAGGCCCACAATTAGGCCAAGTTGGCCAAGGCCCACAATTTTCCCAAGCAGGTACAGCAGCCCAAGCGCAGGGCATGGGCAATGCACCAACTTTGCAAACAGGCCTTGATTTTCAAGGAATGGAAGGCTGGGACAAGGCTACTGCGTTGCTAAACCAACGCTTGCAGCCACAAATTCAGCAAAGTGAAGACCGTTTAAGGGCGCAATTAGCCAACCAAGGTGTTGTTGCTGGTACTGAAGCGTATAACCGCGCTATGAGACAACAAGGCCAAAAAACCAATGACTTGCTGACACAAGCACAATTAGCTGGCCAAAATGTTCAGCAAAATATGTTTGGTCAAGCCTTGCAAGGCGGCCAATTTGCTAACCAAGCAATGCTAGGGCAAAACCAAGCACAACTTGGCAATGTGGCATTAAGCAATCAAGCTGCACAACAAAATTATGCAAACCAACTTGCTGGGCTTGGGTTTAACAACCAAGCAGGGCAACAAGGTTTTGCTAACCAATTAGCAGCGCAACAACAACAAAACCAAGCATTGCAACAAATGTTTGCTAACCAACAAGCAGGTGCTAGTTTAAGTAACCAAGCGCAGCAACAGGCTTATAACCAAGCACTTACACAATACAATATGCCGCTTAATACATTAAGCGCATTGCGTACTGGCGCACAGGTTCAAAACCCATCGTTTGTTAATGCACCACAACAAGCTACAACTAGCGGTGCTGACATATTGGGTGCAACACAAATGGGTTATAACGCCCAAATGGGTGACTTTAACGCCCGAAATGCAGCGCAACAAAACTTTAATAGCGGATTAATGGGTCTTGGCGGTGCTGGAATTATGGCTTTTTCTGACATACGCATGAAAGAAAACATTAAACAAATACATTGGCTGCCTAATGGCCTGCCTGTTTATGAATTTGAATATAAACCTGAATTTAAAGACCAAGCTGGTCACGGTAAATTTGTTGGTGTTATGGCGCAAGAAGTTGAAATGGTGCAGCCTGAAGCAGTTATTACCAATGCAGACGGTTACAAAATGGTTAATTACGGGGTGCTAAATGGATAACAACTATTTTTCTAATGTAGGTTCGTATATGCAGCCTGTTGACCCAAACGAACTTGCTAGGTTAAGCCCAACTTTTCAAAACATTGGAACGCAGCAAGCTAATCAAAACATGGCAATGCAACAAGGCCAAGCACTAACGCAAGCTGCTGGCCAAACTGGCCAAAGCGGTGGAATGAACCCAATGGCAATGGCAGCAATGTTGCGTAAAGGTAAAACACCTGACCAAGCTGCTATTAATGCTAAAGATGCACAAATGGGTGGTTTGGCTTCATATAACCCAATTAGCCAATATCAAGTTTCTAGCCAATATGGAACAGATATGTATTCACCACAAAGCAGAATGTTAGCAGCACAAAATTCAGGATTTTAATATGGCTATTGGAACATTACCCCCCGAATTGTTTGCAGAACAGCAACAGCTAAACCGCCAGCAACAAATGGCGCAAATGCTAATGCAACAAGGCCAACAAATGCCACAAGGCCAAATGGTTAGTGGTCGTTATGTTGCGCCTAGTTTCTTTCAAAATGTACTGCCACTAGCACAAATGTACGCTGGCACACGCATGGCAGAAAAGGGTGACAAACAAGCATTAGCTTTAGCTACCCAATTGCGCCAACGCCAAACTGATGATTTAGCTAAATACCAAAACTTGTTAAACCCAGTGCAAACTGAATTGGCTGGCCCAACGCCAACAGGCGCACCATTGACTACGGTTAATGTACCTGACCGCCAAGCAGCTAACCTATTTGCTGCAACTTCATATAACCCTGCATTGCAAGCACTTGGCATGAAACGCCTTACTGAAGGGCCTAAGTGGGAAAAAGCAGAATTGCCAAACCCTGATGGTTCAGTAAGAAAAGGCTGGGTAGATTACAACGCTGCTAACCCGTTATCTACTTTTGTTGAAGGCGGCACTAAACCTGCATTTACTGCATTAGAAGGTGCTAGATTCCAATATGACACAGGAATGCGCTTGCCTACTGGCGGTGCTATGCCTTCTAATATGGCGGCAAATGCACCTATGAATATGCCTGCTGGTTCACCTGCTCAAGTAGGTGGTGGCACTATGCCTGCAAGCCCAGCAGGGCAAATGCCTATGGCTGGCGGTATGGGTATGTCACCTGCCGCTATGAGTAGTGCAAATAAAGAAATATTTGTTGATGTAGAAAAGCGCAGAAGGGAAAACTTAGAAAAGTCACCACAAGTTATTGCCACAATAACTGACACATTGCGAAATGTTGATGATTTAATTGGTGATGCGCGCATTATTAAAGATTCAAAAGGTAAAGAAAAGATTGATTACACCGTTACCCAAGACGGCAAACAAGTACAAGGCCGTAAGCCTTTAGCTGGTTTTGAAACTGCAGTAGGTTTTGGTTTGCCAAGTTACTTAACCCCAGCAGGTTCAAGTGCTTCAGACTTCCGTGTACGGCTTGACCAAATTAAGGATAGAACCTTTTTGCAGGCGTTTGAAAGCCTTAAAGGTTCGGGCCAAATTACTGAAAAAGAAGGCGAAAAAGCAACTTCTGCATTAAACCGCATGAGTACCGCC